AAGCCCACCGTCACGGCCGCCGCCGTGCCGGCCCTGCCGTCCGACGCCTTCGCCAACCCGAAGCTGGCCGGGCCCACGCCGATCACCGTCGTGGAGCGCGACGGTGTCGTCCGCGTCTTCGGCCACATCGCCGAGTGGGGCACCTGCCACATCGGCTTCTCCGGCCAGTGCGTCACCGTGCCCTCCAGCCCCAGTCAGTACGCCTACTTCCACACCGGCCAGACCAACACCGACAAGGGCTTCATCCCCACCGGCCGCATCACCTTCGGCACCGGCCACGCCAAGGATCGACTGTCGGCCGGGCCCGCCATCGCCCACTACGACAACACTGGCACCGTCGGCGCGGACGTCGTCGCCGGCGAGGACGCGTTCGGCGTGTGGATCTCCGGCGTCGCCCGTAGCAGCCTCTCCGCCGACCAGCTCCGCGAGTTCTTCTCCGCGCCGCCGTCCGGCGACTGGCGGCCCATCGGCGGCCAGCTGGAGATGGTGGCCGTGCTGTCGGTGAACACGCCCGGCTTCCCCGTGGTGCGGGCCCGCGTCGCCTCCGGTATGCCGATGGCGCTCGTGGCCGGCGGCGTGCTGCGCAAGAACCCCGTGGTCAAGCTGGCCGGCGGCGGCGTGCTCGACATGGATGCCCTGGCGGCCGCGCTGGAGGAGCGCCAGCAGTTCCGCGCGCAGCAGCAGGCCGAGATGGACCAGCTCGCCGCGCGCTTCAGCGAGTACGTGGAGGCCGAATACGGCGGCCTGGAGGTGCGCTTCGCCGAGTTGACCGGCGTGACGCTGCGCGGCGAAGCCGACTCGGCCAGCATCGACGAGCTCCAGGAGCACCTGCTGGAGCTCGAAGGACCCGGCGCGTACTTCGCCGCCCTCGATGCCTGGTGCGGCGAGCCCTCGGCCGCCGAGATCGAATTCGCCCAGAACTGGGTGCAGAAGGCCGGCGGACTGCCCAAGTACATCGACCGCATCCGCAAGCACCTGGAGAAGAAGGGCATGCAGACCAGCCGCGCCATCGCGACAGCGGTGAACGTGGCCAAGAAGATGTGCTCCACGGGCGACCTGAACTTCCCGGGCCTCCAGAAGGTCAACCCCGGGTCGCGGTCCGAGGCGTGCGGTGCGGTGGCGGACTGGAACGCGAAGCGCGCCAAGTCGAAGGCGTCGTGAGCACGCCGAGCGGGTATCCGCGTCGGTACGAACAGCGGCAGGAGGAGACCAGCGTGAACGTGACCGCCAAGATCAAGGTGACCGACGTCCGGCGTGAGGGCGGCGGGGCGAACCTCTCGTTCGGGCCCGACTACGACCAGAACGGCAAAAACCAGGCCTGGGCCGACGCCACCCCGTACCTGGACTTCAGGATGAAGGTGAACGGCGAGGTGGCGGACCACTTCGAGCTGGGCCAGTCGTTCACCGTCACCTTCGAGCCGGAGGCCGCGCAGGCTGGCGAGCAGTCGCCGGAGTATGCCGGGCAGCCCGGCGACTCGGTGGCGGACGCGCAGGCCGGCGAGGGCGCTGCCTCGCAGCAGTAGGTCCGACACGAAGCTCCCCACCATCCTGCGGTGGGGAGCTTCGTGTCTGCTCGGCGGTCAGTCGACCTTGAAGCCGAGGCGCTGCACGGCCGCCTTCACCTGGTCGAAGTCACGGCGCATGCGCCCGACCGTCTCGGCCACTGCGTGGGTCCTGACAGTAGTGACCTCGCGGTACTTCATGGTGTTGCCCTGCTCGTCTTCGTAGCCGGCGACCAGGCTGACGATGGTGCGCTGTCCGTACCCGAAGTCGATGCCGGCGATGGTGAACAGCGGGGCCGGGCTGGCGGTGACGTGGATGTCCATGGCGTGCTCCTGGTCGTGTCGGTGATCAGCGGTGAAAGGTGACCACGAAGTCGTTCTCCTGGACGTCCCAGAGGCCCACCGTGCCGGCCTCGGTCTCGCGGTTGTAGACGGCCTCCGCGTAGTACAGGGCCTCGCTGGCGTTGTGGAAGCCGGCGGTGAAGGTGCTGTCCACCTTGATCAGGTAGCGGAAGCTGTCCATGGCGCTCTCCAAGCGGTGGGTTCTGCTGACATGACCTACGTTAGGCGGTGGGCAGCTGCATGTCAACAGCTACCCACCGCTTCACTCGAATGGACTAGGCCACGTCACGCACTTCGGTAACCCAGTACCAGCCGGCCCCACCGGTGTCCCACTCCACCCGGTACAGGCGCTTCTGCCCCTGGATGCGCCACTCCACCACCGTGCCGACCTGCGAGCGCTTCTTCGTAAGCGCAACCCGGTCACCCTGCGCGTAGATCCGCGCCGCGTTCGCCACGCCCTACGCCTCCGGGTCCCTGGTCTCAAACTGCAACGGCGGGGCCACGTACCGCTTCAGCTCGATCTCGTGCACTTCGGGCCGCATCGACTTCCACACGTTCCACGCCTCGCGTGCCGCCCGCCGGTCCGTCAGATCCAACGGCACCCGAGGTGCGGCCTGGTCGCGATGCAGGATGGCGTACAGCCGGCGGAACAGCTCGGCGGCCACGTACCCGATATCGCCGGCCCGGTCGACCAGCGCCTGATCCGCCCACACCTGGTCGCCGACCTTCGTGGAGATGCGCACCTGCGTGTGCGTCCCGACGAGCAACTCCGGCGGCGAGTCGACGATCTCGACCGTGAACGTCTCGCCCATCGCCTCCGGCACGCCGGCCGCCTGCGCCTTGCGCACGCGCAGCTCGCGCTCCACGGCGGTCAGCTGGGCCTGAAAGCTGGCCAGCGTGCGGCGGTACCACAGGCGTTCGGTGGCGTCCTTGACGGCCAGCGTGTTGGCGAGCTCCTCGGTGAGCCGTTCCTTCTCGTGGATCAGCTCCTCCAGCTCCAGCGGCTCGTACGGACGAACGGGGGTCTCCATGGCTCTCTCACTTCCGGGGGCTGTTCGGGCACTTGGTGGCTTCGTGGATGGTTCGGGCCGCCCGGGTTCTGAACGTGGCCGGGCAGTGCTGGCACTTGTGCTTCATGGTCGTCTCCTCAGCGAGGCGGGCAGGTGATGGGCACCCAGCTGGTGCCGTCGTCGTAGTCGGTGATCACGCGGTAGCAGCCGGCCTGCGGCGTGTCGTCGAACCAGCCGTTCGCGCCGATGACCGTGAAGATGCCGGCCGCCGAGCCGAGGGCGAGGAGCACGAGCAGCAGCGCGCCGCAGGCCTCCCAACCGTCGTTTGCATCGCAGAACAGGGCGGATCCCGCGAGGCCGAGCAGGAGGGTGATCAGGCCCCACGCCAGCATGCCGAAGATGATCAGGAACGTGATCACTGGGCGAACACCGCCAGGTTCAGCAGGGTCAGCAGGGTGACGGTGAAGGCTGTGCCGGCGGTGAACAGCTTCGGCAGCGGCTTGTCCTGCGCGGACAAGGCGATGAGGCCGATGAAGCCGATGATCAGGCCGAGCGCCTGGATGGCGTCGGCGGCCAGGGTCGCCACGAACAGGAACGCGTGCATGTGGTCTAGTCCAATCGGGGGATCGAGGCTGGGCGGCCCATGTCGACCGCCCAGCAGTACGTGTTTCAGCGGTGGAGGTGCACCCAGCCGGCGTCGGTCACCTTGTGGTCCTCCATGCGCCCGGACCGGGCGGCGGTAATCAGGCCCCGCGAGATCAGTGCCACGATGGTCCCGACCTTCGGGGCGCGCGGCCGGATGTCGTAGTCCGCGAAGCCGTCGGTGGCCAGCCGGCCGAAGTACTTCAGGGCGTCCATCTGCGGCACCGTCAGGCTGCGCTTCTTCGACGTGTCGGACGGCGACTCGTTCACACCGTGCGCCGCGTACTCGTCGACCCGTCGCACCAGCTCGGCTAGCGTCTTGCCGGTCGGCGACTTCTTGCCGATCTCCGCTGCCGCCATCTGCGCCATGTCGGCGATGGCAATGGCCCGGTCGATGCGGGTCGACTCGCAACGGAGGCGCTCCTCGCGAAGCTGCTGCTCCTCCAATGCCAAGACGTGGTCGTGGTCGGCCGGGTTGCGAAGGGCCCCGTGCTCGGCGGTGGGGCAGGCCTCGCCGTCGTTGCCGCAGTTCTCGCGGTGGAAGTTGTAGCCGTTGCTGCTGCTGGCGTAGACGCTCATCGTGCGCTCCAAGTGTTCGGCGGGGTTGTTGACAACCAATCTAGGCGGTGGGTGGCTACCTGTCAATAGCCACCCACCGCATCACTCGATCAGACCAGCGAGACGTACCCGCACGTCGGGCCCGGCCGAGGAGCGGCCACCGCCTCCGGCAGGCAGCTCTTGCCACAGCGACACTTCCACTCGGACACCATCTCGCCGGCCCACGTGCGCTCGAAGGTGGTCTCCAGGCTGATGACCTCACCCAGGACGGCCGTCAGCTGCTCCAGCTGCATCGTCTCCCAGACGCCCAGGCCCCGGCACGGTGCGATGGTGCCGGCCTTGGCGAGCTGGCGGGCGTTGAACAGGGCCTGCGCGATGGCCTTCGTGGTGCTGGCGTGCTCCAGGCCGTCGAAGTTGTTCTCGTCCATCCAGGTGGAGGGCTTGTCGGCGCTGTAGGTGTCGGTCATCTCAGGCTCCAAGTGGTTCGGTGTGTTGCTGACAAGGAACAGCTAACCCCACCGACTAGGTGGGTGTCAACAGCTACCCCCCGCTTCACTCGAATGGAGCAGAGAAACGGCCCGGTCGACCGCTGCAACTCAGTCGACCGGGCCTCATCCGGCCGGGTAAGACGATGCGGGAACACCCCACGGCCAGGTCTGGTCAGCGCTTGTGCAGCGCCTCACTCACCGAGCCCACCACCCCGGCCGCCGGCTCGCAGCACGCCGAAGCGCCTCCTGCTCGACCGCGTCCCGGCCGTTGACCGGCTTCAACGGTGGCAAGCTCGTGTCGCTGTTCTTGAAGTCGCGCCGCGCCTTCGTGGCGACCGCGCGCTGCCGTCGGGTCATGTGCATGATCACTCCCTGCCGACTACGTGGGCGTTCGTCGCACCCGGGTGGTACTTCTGCGCCGCAGTTTCGGCCCATCCTCTGCGCGACGCCTGCGTCTCGTCCCAGCCCTCGGGTGCGTCCGCCCAGAAGCGGGCCACCTTGCCGCCTCGCTTGGTGAACTCGATCTGGACGCGGACACCTCTCTTGTGCCGGGGACTCACAGCTCCTGCACCCACTGCCAGTCGGACCGTGCCACCGAGAGGCCAGTGAGAGGCGGCGGGGTCGCGATGGCGGGTGAGAGGACAACCTCGACCGGCCTGGCATCCGCCATGATCATCCCACCGTCGCGGAAGACGACCTCCGAGTGCGTGCGCATACCGACGCTCACCGGCGCACCCACCTCGGACATGACGTCGTTCCAGGCCACCTTGTCCGCATCGCGCAGAATGTCCAGGTCGATGGTGCCGCCCAGCCACACCGTCCCATCAACGTCCACACGCATCGCGGTGGCCGCGCCGATCTCCCGGAGGTTGAACGGGTTCAACAGGCCGGCTCGCTCACCGATCCAGCGAAGGCGCGG